CGTGAGGGGGATCGCCGGGGAAGTAGGGAGGGTGACACAGTAAAGGGAGGGGCGGGACATGACCGGGGCGGTACTGGCGGAACTGATGGCGCAGGTGACGCGCGAGGGGGGCGACCTGCTGTCGCTGCGCGCGATCGCGGAGGAGGCGGGCGAACTAGGCGCGACGCGCGCGATGACGCGGCTGGGGCTGGCCGACGAGAAGGCGCGGGCCGATCTGGCGGAACTGCGCGAACTGCTGGGCACGTGGCGCGACGCCAAGAAATCGGCGTGGAAGGCGGTGCTGGGCTGGGCGATGCGGCTGGTGATGGCGCTGCTGCTGGCGGGCCTCGCGATGCGGCTGGGGTTCGCGGCGTGGCTGAAGTGAGCGGGGCTGGCGTGAGCGTGCGGTTCGAGGGCTATGCCGCGCGGTTCGACCGGGTGGACCGGGCGGGCGACGTGATGCGGGCCGGCGCCTTTGGTCCGGTCGAGCCGGTGCCGCTGCTGCTGGCGCATCGCGGTGCGCCGGTGGGGGCGATCGAGACGATCGGCGAGGATGCGGATGGGCTGCGCGTGACGGGGCGGATCGACGATCCCGACCTGGCGCTGCTGGTGCGGCGGGGGGCGGTGGCGGGGCTGTCGGTGGGATACCGGCCGCTGGCGGTGCGGCAGGGCGCACGGCGCGAACTGCTGCGCGTGACGCTGGTCGAGGTGAGTCTGGTCGCGGTGCCGATGCAGCCGCACGCGCGGATTTCGCGGGTTTTCTGACAGTTTCACGGTTTTGGTTTCATCAGGGGGGAATGACATGGACGTGGTCGACAGGCCGGCGCTGGATGGCGCACGGGTGAATGAGGCAGGTGCGGCGTTCGCGGGGTTCGTGCGGACGGGCGCGACGATCGAGATGAAGGCGTTCACCGGCGTATCGGGGGATGCGGGCGGTTATGCGGTCCCGCGTGAGATCGATGCGACGATCGACCGCGCGCTGGTGGCGGCGTCGCCGATCCGGCAGATCGCCAACGTGGTGAAGGTCGGCTCGGCGGGGTATCGCAAGCTGGTGACGACGGGGGGCACGCCGTCCGGCTGGGCATCGGAGGTGGCGGCGCGGCCGGGCACCGCGACGCCGGTGTTCCAGGAGATCGCGCCGCCATCGGGCGAACTCTATGCCAATCCCAGCGCCAGCCAGGCGATGCTGGACGATGCCGCGTTCGACGTGGAGGAATGGCTGGCCGGTGAGATCGCGACCGAGTTCGGCCGGGCCGAGGGGGCGGCGTTCGTCAACGGCACCGGCGTGAACCAGCCGAAGGGGTTCCTGGCCGGGCCGACCTCGCCGGCGGGGGACGGGGTGCGGCCGTTCGGGACGATCCAGCATCTGATCAGCGGGACGACGGGCGATTTCGGCGCCAACCCCCAGGACCGGCTGATCGACCTCGTCCAGTTGTTGCGCGCGCCCTACCGGCAGGGGGCGTGCTTCGTGATGAACGCCGGCACGCTGGCGCGCATCCGCAAGTTCAAGACCAACGATGGCGCGTTCGTGTGGCAACCGTCGCTGAGCGCGGGGCAACCCGCGACGCTGCTCGGCTATCCGGTGGTCGAGGCGGAGGAGATGCCCGATATCGGCGCGGGTACGCCGTCGGTCGCGTTCGGCAATTTCCGCGCGGGATATCTGATCGCGGAGCGGGGCGAGACCGCGATCCTGCGCGATCCCTATTCGAACAAGCCGTTCGTCAGCTTCTACGCGACCAAGCGGATCGGCGGCTGCGTGATGAACGCGGAGGCGATCAAGCTGCTGAAGTTCGCCGCGAACTGATGACGAACGTCTTCCCCGCGCCGGTGGCGCGGGGAAGACCGGGGGAGACGGGCATGGGCGATACGGGAGTGCCGGCGGCCACGATCGCGGGGGCGGTCGCGGTGGCGCGAGGGATGCTGCGGCTGGAGGGCCATGGCGAGGACGCGGTGCTGACCGGGCTGGTCCGCACCGCGCTGGAGGCGGCGGAGATCTGGTGCGGCGCGGCGCTGGTGGCCCGGCCGTGCGAGGAGGTGCTGACCGGCACCGGCGGCTGGCACGTGCTGCGGCAGCGGCCGGTGACGGCGATCACCGAGGTCGCGGGCGTCGGGCTGGCGGACCATGCGATCGACATCGATGCGGCGGGGCGTGGGCGGGTGATGCTGCCCGCCGGCACCACCGCGACGGTGCGCTACGTCGCAGGCACGGCGGCGCGGTGGGGCGCGGTGCCGGGGCCGGTCGCGCAGGGCGTGGTGATGCTGGCGGTGCATCTGTGGGAACATCGCGACGGCGGGGCCGCGCCGCCGGCGGCGGTGGCGGCGCTGTGGCGGCCGTACCGGCGGCTGGGGATCGGGGCATGAGCGCGGTCGAGCGGGTCGCCGCGCGGATCGGTGCGGTGGTGGTGGCGCGGGTGCGCGCACGGCTGATCGCGGCGTTGCGGGTGACGGAGCGGGGCGACGATCTGGTGCTGCGCGGGCCGCGATCCGTGCTGCGCTGGCCGGCGGGGGTGCTGCGGTGAGGGCGCTGTTGATCGCGGGCGTGGTCGCCCGGCTGCGCACCGCGCCGGCGCTGCGGGAGGTAGCGGTGTTCGATGCGCCGCCGGTGCGTGCTGCCCTGCCCCATGCGCTGGTCGAGGAACCGGTGCTGGCGGACTGGGGCACCAAGGACTGGCGCGGGCGGGAGGGGCGGCTGGCGGTGACGCTGGTCGATGGCGGCGAACGGCCGGTGCGGCTGCGCGGGCTGCTGGCGGCGGTGGAGGACTGGCTGCCGGACATGCCGCCCGATCTGGGGGCGGGATGGCGGCTGGTGCAGCTGCGCTTCCTGCGCAGCCGGATGATCCGCAGCGGGCAGGCGTCGGGGGAGCGGTGGACGGGCACCGCGGAGTTCATGGTCAGGATGGGGGAGACGGCACGATGATCGAGAAGGGCAGCGCGTTCCTGCTGAAGGTGGGCGACGGGGCGACGCCCCCCGCCTTCGCGACGGTGGCGGGGCTGCGCACGACGCAGCTGTCGGTCAACGACGAGGCGGTGGTGGTGACCAACAAGGATTCGGGCGGCTGGCGGCAATTGCTGTCGGGCGCGGGGGTGCGATCGGTCAGCGTGTCGGGCGCGGGGGTGTTCACCGGATCGGCGGCGGAGGCGCGGCTGCGCGGCCATGCGCTGTCGGGCATGCTGGACGATTACCGGCTGAGCTTCGAGGGGGGCGAGACGATGACCGGGCAGTTCCTGGTGACGCGGCTGGACTATGCCGGGGATTTCAACGGCGAGCGTTCGTACACGCTGTCGCTGGAGAGTTCCGGCGCGGTGGTGGCGGCGTGAGCGCGGCGGCGAACCCGGTGCGGGGCGAGGCGAACCTGCGGGTGAACGGCGAGGCGGTGGTGCTGCGCCCGTCCTTCGCGGCGCTGGTGGCGGCGGAGGGCGAACTGGGGCCGCTGTTCGCGCTGGTCGAACGGGCGGCGGCGGGCGGGCTGTCGCTGGGCGAGACGGTGGCGCTGTTCTGGCACTGCGTCGCCGACCGGCCCGGCTGGCTGACGCGCGCGGGGCTGGGCGAGGCGGTGGCGGCGGGCGGGCTGGCGGCAGCGACGCCGCCGCTGCGGGTGCTGCTGGGGCAGATACTGGCGGGGCGATGACGACCTTCGTGCATGCCGCCGGGCGGCTGGCGGGGCAGGCGGGGGCGGTGCTGGGCTGGTCGCCCGCCGCATTCTGGGCCGCGACGCCGGCGGAGGTGGCGGCGGTGGTCGCGGCGCTGGCGGGCGAGACGGCGAGCCCGCCCGACACCGCGACGATCGCACGATTGAGGGAGGCATTTCCGGATGGATGAGGAGATCGAGCGGCTGGTGATCGCGGTGCGCGCGGATACCGCCGGCTTCGCCCGCGACGTGGCGCAGATGCGCGGCGAGCTGGGCGGCGGGCTGGGCGAGGGCGCGGAGCGGGCGGGGCGGCTGATCGAAGGATCGCTGTTGCGGGCGGTGCGCGGCGGCAAGCTGGGGTTCGACGATCTGCGCGCCACGGCGTTGCGCGCGCTGGACGATATCGCCGGTGCGGCGCTGCGCGGCGGCGTGCAGGCGCTGCTGGGGGGTGGTGGATTGGGATCGGCGCTGGCCGGGCTGCTGGGCGCACCGGGGCGGGCGACGGGCGGGCCGGTGACGGCGGGCCGCGCCTATACGGTCGGCGAGCGGGGGCCGGAACTGTTCGTGCCCACGGGGTCCGGACGGATCGAGCCGATCGCGGCGGCGTCCCCGCGCGAGGTGCGGGTGGCGATCACCGTCAATGCTGCCGCGGGGGCGGCGCCGGGGGTGCTGATGCAGTCCAGCCGGCAGGTAGCGCGCGCGGTGCGGGCGGCATTGGCGGAAGGCTGAAGGGGCGAGGGGGCGATATGGGGCATTGGCTGGCGCGGGCACGGACGGTGCAGGCGGAGGATGTGATCGCGCGGTTCGATCCGCGGTTCTGGACGGTGAACTTCCCCCGGCCGATGATGGCGTCGGTCGTCACCACCGCGCCGGATGCGTTGCGGGTGGAGGCGGTGTTCCACCGTGCGGACGATCTGGCGGGACTGATCTGGGCATCG